ACCGGAAGGGGTCGGGCGCAGATCAGCTCGAAGTAGCTGTCCAGGATGAAGTGGGGTTCCGTCTGGACCGCGATGACGCGGGTGACGGGTGGATTTTCCTCGATGAAGAGGGGCCCCAGGACTGGCCGCGACGCGAATTTCTGCGCGAGGTGCCAGTTGTCGAGCGGTGTGACCGCGAGTGAGCTGAGCTTCCCCGTGATCAGGGAGGGCTTATAGCGGAACTCCGCGTACCTCTCCTGATAGCCGAAGACCGTCTCGTCCGCGGCTGTGCCGTCCCAGTAGATCTCCTTGCTGAGAACGGCCTGCTCGCCCAGGTGGGCGAAGGTCGGCCAGGGGTAGTCCAGGACGGTGCGCCTGGTCCATTGGCGGGCGAGGCCTTGCTGGTAGCTGAGGTCGGCGCGGACGCAGCAGAGTCCGATGATCACGCCGTGTTCGGTGAAGCTCTTCGCGAATCCGTGGCGGTTGGCGGTCATGGTGCCGATCCCGGACAGGTTACCCTGGGGAGTCGGTTGACCGGTAAGTGCGCTGTTCTGCGTCACGGGGGAGATGTTGACCGGGGCGCTGCCCCCCCCGAGGTATTCCGGGCGCTGGAGCCGGGAGTCGGGGCTGGTGACCTTGAAGTGCGCCCGGACCTTCTCGGTGTAGCGAGTGCCGCCCCTGGCGTCGAGCTCCAGCATGCGCTGGATCTGGTAGGCCTGGCGGAGCTGGTTGATCGTGCCCAGGGAGCCTGCGTCGAGCTGCAGGGCGGTGCTGTCCCATAGCATGCGATCGGCGGCGGTCCAGGACCCGGTGCCGCCGGCTGAGAAGACGGTGGTTGTTGATCCAGTGGCTGAGGCCTGGATTTGTTTCCCGAAGGCTGTGGCCCCAGGGTTTTTGAAGGTTGGGCCGCTTCCGTTGCTGACCACCAGGCTGTTGCCCTGGGGGATGGTGACGGCGGTTCCCTTCTGTGGCCAGGGCAGGCAGCTGGTGAAGTAGTCGTGCCGCTTGGTCCGGCGGCGGACCTCATAGGACGCCATTGGGTCCGGTCCGTCGTCCGTGTGGACCGGGACGCTGTTCTGGAGGTTCTCGTCTCGGAACCATTGGTTGTAGATCTGGTTGTAGGCGCGATGGAAGAGCGCGATGATGCTCAGGTTGTTCGCATTGACGAAGGGTACCCCCAGGTACTGGCCGATGATGTCGGACTGGGGGTTGTGGTTCTCGAGGAGTGGCACCAAGAAACTGGTGCTGTCCGTGGGGTTGTTCTGGCTCCCCATGAACTTTTCGAAGTTGTCCCAGAGCAGCCGCGTCGGGACGAAGAAAAAGAAGGTTTCGAAGTACATGTTATCCATGATCGGCTTGACTGGCGTGGCCAGTCGGGCGAATCCGGTCATGTTGAGCTTGAAGGTGTCTCCGGGCATGACCTCATCACTGAAGATGGGGTAGAGGATGCCCGCGTCGAAGCTGGTCTTGTAGCCGTGGCTACGGTTGAATTGCGACCGTTGGATGGTCGCGCTGGGCAGCCTGGCGAAGTTCTTTTGTGCCGGGGTTGTGCTTGGCATTTTCATGTTATGCCTGGTCTACGAGCTTGATCCCGCCGTTCGGCTGGACCTGCACGTTGTTGAGGTAGGCGAGTCCGTTCCCGAGCTCGAGGATTCCCTGAGCGCGGGGGATGAGCTTCCCTTCCACCTGGTCGAACTCACCGATCTCGAAGAGGGTGAAGTCGCCAGGGTATTGGCCGATCTCGTTTTCTTTGTTGTTCACCGCGTCTTGGAATGCCCGGATGGCCAGGCCTGTGGCCTGGACGAAGATCGGCGGACGGGTGAACGCTTCGGCCTTCGTGTCGCGGATGGCAAAGGCTTTGAGCTTCATTCGAGGTGTCTCCTTCTGAGGTTGAATTTGGACTTCAGGATTTCTCGGTCGGCCTCACGCTGCTGAAGCGTATTCTGTCGTATTCCGTCAGCAGTCCTTCGTTGTCTAACTGCGTCCATTCCTTCAGGGTCGGACAGTTCGAATTGCAGATCGTAGTACCTGGGGGGTTTTGTAGGCATTCCCCGAACGATGACCGAATCGCGAGGAAACACCTCGGTGTTGTATTTGCGCAGCCAGGGTGCCCCGATCCCTGGGCGCCTGGACATCGTGAGGTACTCGGTATCTCTGAGCTCATGGATGTCGTCCTTGTNGACTTGCTTTTTGANGACGTANCGGGCGACGTAGCCCGCGCTNTCGAAGGTCACTGATCCTATTTCCGATCGTCCNAGGGACCGGCCTTTCTTGTCGGTCCAGAGTTTCTCCAGGGACGGCGACCGCCATATCGGGAATTCGTTCCGCTTGCCGAGGCTGATCTTGTCAGGAAAGTCAAAGCCAAATAGGCAAGCGTGATAATGAGGACGGCCATGACGTTCTCCGTACTCTCCGCAATGGAAGTAGCGGATTTGTTTTACTTCTCCCAGCTGAGCTGGTTTGTAGTTCGGTCGAGTAACGACGAACTGTTTTCTCAGGCGCTTCATGAAGCGCTGATAGTGCTCTACGTTGAGCGAGTCTGCCCAGGGCAGGTGCTCGTCGGCGTAGGTGAGGGTGATGAAGCAGTTCTCCTGGTGGAGGCTGGCCTCGTGCATACATCGCACGGCCCATTGTCTGCTTCTCTCGAGCTTGCATGCGTCGCATGTCCCGCAGGGGATGGTGCTCCACAGCTCTCGTATTGGTCCCTCCGTCGTTGCGGGAGGGCCATCTGTTTTTAGCCTGCCAGCGAATGTCGGTGGCAGGATTTCTCCGGTCTCCTGGTTTACATAGGAGACCATTTTGTTGGGTGCGTGGCAGGCCATTAGAGCCTGATCCCACCCCTCATCGGTCCGATCGTGACCGTGTTCTTCCGGTGGACTCTTTCCGCCCCACGGCGGAATACGCTCCTGCTGTGTTTGTTGCTCATTTTCTGCCTGCGCATAGATCCTCTGGGTTGGTGTTATCGTGGTTGCGCGACGCGGTTTTATCGTGACGCGGTTGCATGTTGTACCATTCTCCCAGGTCTCGCAAGGCTGTTAGGTTCCGTTCAGGTATGGACGATTATTTAAGTCCCCGGATTGCGGGTTAACCCGCTTTTGCACACGTGTCCCTTGTTCTAAGTGTGCTGACTGACACCAGCTTGTCTGGTTCAGTCTTTTTTTCCGTAGGAAAAGTGAGAGGCCCCTAGAATCGTCTAGGAGCCTCTCTGACCGCTTTTGCGGTTGTTAGGCCTGCGGCTGACCCCCGGCCCCAGTTGAGGGGGCGGGGGAGGCCGTAGGCGGCGGAGGGGGCGTCGCCCCCGGAGCGTCGTCTGGGGCGGCTGCATCGAAGAGCCCCAGCTGTTGCAGTTCTTCTTGCCTGGTCTCGTCGCCCATGGCGTCGATCATGTTGGCCGGGTCGTTGTTGAAGTGCTCTCGCGTTTCGGCCGGGAGGGTGTCGAAGTACTCCCCGACGGTCCGAAGGCGTTCCCGCATCTCCCGATAGTCGCCTAGGGTGCTGACATCGGCGAAGATGCCCTCCTTGGGCGGGAGCGTGATGTTCCCGCGGATGTAGTTGCGGATGATGTTGTTGAGGTCGCAGCTGTCCTTGTCGCTCTGGTTGGTGATCACCGGTTCGTCGGTGAAATCCAGATCGTCCCCCTGGTAGCGGGGACTGTGGGGGTATTGGATGATGGGCCAGGGGAGCACTACCTGCTCCACCTGATCCATCAGCTTCTCGAGTTTGTTCCGGTTGCTCATCGTCCACCTCGGAGTGTGCGTAGGAGCTGCATGAGGAGTTGGAGCGCTGGGCCCCATTCGCCCATGCGCTTGTTGAAGTCCGCCTGTCCCTTCGCGGACATGGTGTCTTGCTGGATAAGGTTCTTTCTGGCGACGGCCAGATCTTTGCTAGCGCCGAGGTAGAGGCGCTGGTCGCCCATGAGGGCGTTTTTGGCGCTGGCGAGTCCGCTCTCGATTTCGAGCCGCTTTCCCGCAATGCGGGCTTGTCTCGCGGCGAGGGCGGAGCTGATAGCGCCTGCTGTGGGATCCCCGATCTGGGCTTGGGCTCCTTGGGGGGTGCTGGCACCCCCGGAGCCGAATCCCAGGATGGGGTTGATTCCCGCCGCGCGCATGTCTTTCACCATGCGCTGATAGGCGGTGTTGCTCATTCGTTCTTGGAACTCCATCTGCCGACGGGCGGAGCTCGTCTGGAAGATGTTCTGGAGGAGTCCCCCGACGAGGGGAATTCCTCCCATGAGTGTTTCCAGCCAGGGGAAGCCTACTCCCCTGGGCCGGTAGGTGATTCCGACCGGTTGGCCTTGTCCCATGTAGGCCTCCTAGAAGTGGTCGGTCATGCCTGGAACGCCGAACACCGGAAGGGGTCGGGCGCAGATCAGCTCGAAGTAGCTGTCCAGGATGAAGTGGGGTTCCGTCTGGACCGCGATGACGCGGGTGACGGGTGGATTTTCCTCGATGAAGA